ATCCAAATACTGCTGAATCTTCCCATGTGCTTCTAGAAAATAAAGTGCTTGCATTAGTAAACCATATAGGTCGTTTAACTGTAGAGTCTAGATAACTATAAGTAACAGATCTGTTAACAACATTTGATGTAGATGTTGGATAAAACCAAGTAACTTCACCAAACAAATTATTAATACCTGCATATACTAATTGATTAGACGTAGTGTTAAGATCATCATAAACATAGTCTTCAACTAAACAGTCCATAGATTCTAGTTTACCAGTGTATCTAAAAAAACCATTGTCAGACATCCAGTACGCAGCACCATCAACTTCTACGGCTGCATTCATACCAATCAATCCACAGTTAGTACCAACCTGTTCAAAAGCAAATGTAAATGGTTGACCAACAAAACGCATAGTAAATAATGCAGTGTCAGTCCAAACATAGATAGCATTTCTACCTAATTTAGCTCCCATGATCCGTGATCCGTCAGCCAATCTTTGTGTACCAGCACTATTTTCAGCTGTAGGTGTGTAGTCATTAATATTTTCTTGAGACGAGAATCTTATAAACATATCGTCTTGTGTTGTTTTATCTCCAATAGTTTTTTCTGTACCAAAAAATACTAAGTGACGATCGGGAGTAGATACCAACATATCACGTGACGCTGTTGGTGCACCAGATATAATTGTAGCTCTTGTTGATGTTGCATTAGTTGCATCACCATCCCATTCAAAACATTCTCCGTTATGTATAAGTGCAATAAGTGTTGTACCTAAATTATCCAATGACCATAAACCAGGGTCTGTTACTTTATCGGTGTTAGCTGCAGGTGATCCCCACCCAGTCCAAGAAGATGTATTAGTTACAGTTGCTCCATTAGAGTGTGATGACCTGGTAGAACCTCTTACAGCTCTAGTAATACCTGTTAATTTAAAACCTGTAATTCCAGTGTAAGATATTTCTTCACTTCCTACTTGAACATAATTTGTACCTGAAGTGGGAAAACCTGTAACACTATTTAAAGTTATTTCTGTGGCTGATCCATTATTACCATTGGTATCATCAGCTAACGCTCCATTTAAAGTTGTTGTAGCACTACCTAAAACTGAACCACCCCATAAAGCTACACCCCAACCAAACGCTCCAACTTGTTCTGCAGGTCCTACGTGATAATATTGAAAGTAAGTAATACCACCAGAAGTAGTTGCACCACTTCCTGTTTCAACACTCGGCATCGTAATAGTAATAGTAGTAGAAGTCGGTACAGTTGTTACCATAAATTTTTTATCGGCAAAATCCGCAGCTCCAAAATTAGAATTAGTTATAGCTGAAAATGTAGAAGCATCACCAAATAATATTATATCTCCTGCTTGAAAATTGTGAGAACTAGGAAAAGTTATTGTTACAGCCGAGTCATTGTTAGTTGTACTAAATGCACTAGTAATAGCTGTACCTGATGGATTTGTTAATGGGTGTATATCGTAGTACACTCCTCCAGAGTATACATATAAAATTCTATTTGTTCCTATTGCTGCAAACTTAGTTGATGTTGAATTAACAAAATGATGTAAACCTCTTGCAACACCCGTAAGTTTAGATTCACCTAACTGTGTCCAACCACCTATTTTTTCTGGTGTACCATATCTAAAACGTACATTTTCTCCGTCTGTCCATTGAGATTCAGCTCCGGTAGATGTAACTTGTTTATTGAATCCTGGTAAAAACCCTAATTTTTGTAGCATGTAAAACCTATTTATACTTATTTTATAGGCAATATATCAGATTGTAAGGGGTCTTCAACCCACTCTTTGTACTCGTTTAGGTTAAAACTAATACCCATTTTAGAAATAGAATCTTGATTATTTTTTGTTCCATGAACTAAAAATGAATTCCAAACGGCAAAAGTACCTTTTTCTGCCATAACATATTCATTTATTTCTGGAAAAAATAAAGCTTGATTACAAGTGTTTAGGTACAAAACACCAGAATAAATTGCTTCGTGGTGATCATGAAAATTAGTTTTCTCTCCGGGTCTTACTTCAAATCCCCAAGAAGCAGCCAAATATGTTTTTTTAGAATTATAATATTCATCAACATGTTGTGCTATTTCTCTAATTATAGAATGTAGTTTTGGGTCTCTAATAAAATAATCCATAGGTGTCATTAGATTAATAACACCTGTTTTATTTATTAAATTATTGTCTGAGTTAAAAGAGTCTTTTATTTTATTGATAAAATATTCTGTATCAATATCAATTTTACCTCTTACAAAGAAAAATTCTTTTTGAAATCTTCTGTTTATTTCTTTATTTATAATCATTCTAAATTTATATTTACGTTTACTCTAACCTTTTTATCCGTTTGAGGGACACTAGCGTGTGGCATAGATCCATCAAATACTGTAAGGCTATTTTCTATTGAAGGGACCTTATCCCCATTTTCAAATAAAGTATATCCATTACACGTATTTACAGAAAACAAAGCAACCTTATGTGGTTTGGCAGCGTCAACATGAAAACCAGAAGGACTCTCTAATTCTTTTTTTGTATACAAATTAGCTTTTATTCTAAAAGGTTTATAATTAATTTGTTTAATTAAAGGATCTACAAGTTGTTTATAGAAAGGACTTTTAACATTTTCTTCATTAAGTAAAAGATGAAAGAAAAGAAAATCTTGTGTATCCTCTTTGTAAGCTACGTGATCTATAAAATACCAAGGAAACTCATTACTTAGTATTATTGTTTTATACACATCAAATTGTTCTTGAGGTAAAAAATTTTGATAAACTTTAATCATTAAGATACGTAATCTAAATTAAATGCTATTAAATATTTTGGTTTATCTGCTTCAACTCTTTTAGAATTATGAAATAAAAAACTACTAAAAAAACAAAAGTTACCGACCTTCTGTTCTACTTTTTCATTAAGATCAGAAAAATCTGTTGAATGATCTTCTACATCACTTAAATATAATACTCCAGATCCTAAAGAATTTACATGAGTGTGTTCATCAGTATAATCACCTTTATCTTGTCTAACACCCCAAGCTGTATTTAAAGTCCAAGTATAAGGTATTTCTTTGTTGAAGTGATTAAACTTATTTAACATTTTAATAAACACATCTAAAAAAACAGGGTCATTTACAAAATATTTATCGTGTGTCATTTTACCTATTAATTTTTCTATAGTATAATTCATATTGTTTTTTTCATTTATACCTTGTTCAATTTTATTTATTAAATACTGCAGGTTTGGAATTTCTATATTTCCTTTAATAAAAAAATAATCTCTATCAATAGTAGATCTTATGTCTTTTGTTATTATCATTTATTTTCTCCTGCAAATTTTAAATTAAAAGCTATTAGGTATTTAGTTTGATCTGTATAAATTCTTTTAGATTTATGATTTAAAAAAGGACTAAATAATACAAAGTCTCCTTTTCTTGGTTCAATACTTTCTTTTATTTCTGGAAAAATTGTAGGTTGATCTTCAACATCATTTAAATAAATACAACCAGAGCCTAAAGAAGATATGTGATTATGTTCTTCAGTATAATCTCCAAAGTCTTCTCTAACACCCCACACAGACTGTAGGTTCCAAGAATGTTGAATTAATTCTTTCATATTATTTAATTGATTTAACATATCAAAAAAAATCTTTTGAAATTTAGGGTCTCTCATAAACCATTCATAAGGAGTTAACTTACCGTGAACTTTTAATTTATAACTAAGATTGTTTGGATGTTTTATTCCTTCATTAATTGCATTAATAAAATACTCAGAATCAATATTATCTATGTGGCCTTTAATAAAAAAATAAGGCTGTTCTATTTTTGACCTGGTGTATTTTTCAACAATCATTTTTTATTAGTTTTAAGATCCTCTGGAATATATTTCATTCCTTTTTTATCTTTTGGACAATATCTTATAAAACACTCAGTTATAAGTTTAACAAAAACATTTTGAAATTCAAAAATAGATTTTCTTTTTAAAAGACTTTTTCCAAAAAATAAAATGTACATTCTTTCTTTCCAAGAATATTTAATTTCTAGTTCTTCTTCTTTAAAAATATATTGCATAATGCCTCCTTTCCTTAAACATAATTTATATTTATATTAATTCTTAAATCTGTATTTGTACACGTAGTAGCATTATGTAGCTTGTGTGTATCAAAAAACAAAGCTCTATTTTCTACACTCTCTATAATAGAACCATCTTCTAATTTTGTAAACCCATCGTTACTATTTACGTAGTAAAGAAAACCTTTTGTTTCAAAAGGGTAATCACGATGTTTTGTAAACTCTATAAGCTCGTGAGTTTTAACATAACAATTAGATCTAATCCTAACTATACTTCTACAAAGATCTACTTCATTTATTTTATTTAACAAAGGGGTTATAGCACTCCACACCTCTTTTGAACTTAAAAGATGTGTTCTGTATATTTCATGAAAAAAATAAAAACCATCGTTAGAATCAGGCAAACCGCAAGTAGGAGAATAATACCAAGGAAACTTATCTCCTAAAAATAATTTTTTAATTATTTCAAATTTTTCTTTTGGCAAAAAATTATCTATTACTTGATTAGAAGTCATAAAATAAATTTCCTGATATTGTTATTCTATAATCATCAACACCGTAAAATGGGTAAACACAATGAGGCGTTGTTGCTGAAAATACTAAACATTTCTTTTCCCATGTTCTATCGGGTTTAAATCTGTATGGCACTATTGTACCTTCGTGATCTAAAAATAAAAACTCTAACGAAGCTGCACAATCACAATTACTTTTTATTCCTGGTGAATTTTTTGTTTGTTCATTAATATCAAAAGGTAATTGCATAAATAATATAAATGAGAATATACCTGCGTGAGTGTGTGTAGGATTAAACTCATGCTTTGCTTGAAAATTAACCCATAACCTATCTAAAACTAATGAAGGATTAACTTTTCCTCTTTTAGTAACTTTTTTATCTAAGAGTTTAGAAAACTTATTACTTTTTTTAATAATATTTATTATAAATTCTTCTACTTCTTTTTTGTATTCAAATAATTCATATTCTTTTCTAATGTTACCCGCTAGATCAGAATTAATTTTATTTTTTAAATCAGTGTTTATATAATTTTTTATCTTATTAAAAAGATCATCTGGTATTAATCCACCTGCTAACATTTTACTCCTATATTAAAAGACATTATAATTCTATTTGATTCACTTAAATTAGGCTCAACTCCGTGTTTCAAAAAACTTGGAAACAAAATAAGATCTTTGTTTTTTGGAATTATTCCATGACTTGGTTTTAAATCAGTGTGCTCTCTATCTATACTTAAATTTCTATATTCCATCATTTCAATAATTTGATTTGGATTTTCAAAATATAAATTACCAGAATCTTTGTTTGTTTGTAAATAATAAACTCCAGAAAAAGCAGATAAAGAATGTATGTGAGGCATATTAAAATGTCCTTTTGAATTTTCTATAATCCAACCATTGTAAAAAAAGAAGTTTTTTAGTTTCCAAGATTCTTCTATATGTGGTGTCAAAGACTCCCCTAAAAGTTGAAAGATTGGATTATCTAAAGGTATAAACTCTGTATGATAACCACCTGCATTAGAATGTTTTCTTCCTTCTTTATTGTTTTGTTTTTGATTTTCTAAATAATTAATAATTAAATTATCTAATTTATCGTTAAATATTTTTGATCTCCAAACAGATGTTGTAAATAAATGTTCTAACATTATACTTCTGGATTTCTTAATGTATCTCTCTTATCGTATTTATACTCAGCGTTGGGTCCATTTTGATTTACATAGTGTAAGAAAGCTTGTGAGTGCCAGTCCCCTATAAAAGGCTTTCTATAGTGCTCTATATCACAGCCCATGTAAATACACGCTTCTCCTGGTTTCATTTCTATAGGAGTGTTTTCCATATATATTGGCCACTTTGTTCCATCACTACCAAACATTACTGTAACAGATATTTCGCAAGAAGGTCTGTCTGTATGTTTTTCTAACTCTGCATTGTAAGAATAAAATCTTGTAAAAGAATAAGTTGGAAATAATTTAAGACCTGTTTGTTTTTCCATTAATGGCAACTTTAACATTAATAAACTTTCAGCAAACGGATCTTCATAAAAATAAGAATCATAATTATTACTTTGCATTAAATCAAAACTTTGTTGATTCTTCTTGTGTTTTAATAACATATAATAATTTGCTAATTCTAATTCATCTTTTGATAAAAAATTTTCAATTTTTTTATATTTAAAGTCTTTACCTATGATGCCCATGATACTATTGAATACCTTAATCCTTTCTTAATTGGATTTACTCTATGTGGAAATAAAAAGTTACTTGGCCACACTATTAATTTTCCGGATTCATTAGGCACTGTTAAAACAGAATTACCTTCCGAATCACAAAATTCTAACTCTCCTCCTTCATAATCGTCGTTTAATAATAGTATACAAGATATTTCTCTAGGATATGTAAAATGATGATCTGTATGATAAACATAATGTCCACCTTCTGTGTATTTAAGAATTTCAATGTTGTCTAACTTTTGTGGTGTTGGAGGAAACTTACCAACCTCTTTTTTATATTGTTGTATACCTTTAAGAAAAAAAGCACCTAAAAAATTAAACCAATGAATCATTGTTTGATTTTTGTGATCAATAGTTAAAGCTAAATTCTTAGCATTTCTAATTTTTTCTTTAACATCATCTTTGTTTTTACTACCTATAACTGTAGCATTTTCAAAGTTTTGAGTTTTACACCATTTAATAATAGAGCTAATTGCTGACACAGGAAATACTCTTGGGTAAACTTTTATATAATCTGTTGTTTTAATACTCATTTAAACTCTTTCTTATTCCAAAATTTATTTCTGTACCAATTTAAAATAGTTGTAGCAAAATCTAAACTATTTTTTCTATTTTCTAAACTAGATAAATCATTATGTTCTATACTCATTTTCCAAGAGTCTCTTTTAAAAGGTATTACTTGAACATAAGGCGTTCCTTTTTTAAAAAGTTTTTCAAATTTAGGATACTTAGCAGAGTTAATAGTTATAGGAAAATGAACATTCATTGGAAAAACATCTGTGTCTACTATACCCGGTAATATGTGAAAGTGATCTTCTTCTCTATGCATAGGTGATACAAACATACAAGAATATCCAGGTGGAGTTTTTATATGCCAAGGATTAATTATTTTTTTAAAAAAAGGCATTTGTTGTTGCTTAACCAGAAAAGAATCATCTCCTCCTACTTGCTTAGAAGGATGTGCAACAGGTCCTTCTTGAATTAAATTACCTAAGTTAAAAGGGTTTGCTGGTAAACCTCCATGTTCTTTAAAAGCATAAGTATACTCTATGCTTTTTTCATTTTTTTCTCTACCTTCTTGTCCAAATTTTATTTCAAAATCTTGTGTTAGTTTTAATAAGTATCCTGCTGTTATTGCGTCTTGCACAGGAACACAGCCTTTAATAGTTTTGTTATGAATACTATGTTTTAATTTTTTATACCATGAAGGATAAAAGTCAGAAGCTTTTATAGGTTGACACTCTTCCATACTATTAAAAGGTGTAGGTGCGGAAAATATTATATCTTTGTCTTTCATGCGAAAGACTATAATATATTTTATGGAAGTTGTAAAATGCTTTTTTGTGGCATACCAGCGTCACTTGCCCACATAAATTTTTCTATTGTTTCGTATGGATAATTTGCTGAATTTGTAAAATCAACTGCTTTTGCTTTTTCTACCCATGTAGACCAAGTAGCATCAGAATTGTTTGAAAGATATTGTTCTACATCTTTAACCATATCATCTCTAATAAATTCAAGATCTTTTATAAAGGCTGCTTTTTGATCAGCATCTTCTGGTAAAGGTATTCCACCACCTTGATCAACAGGTGTAATTGTTACGGTTGTTCCATCAAAAGAAACTGACGATGTGCCATCTTTAACTCCAGAAAAATCAGAATCAGAAACTGTTTGAACATTTGAAAGTCCAGTTAATCTTCCTACTATTAAATCTTTTTCAGAATCACTTTCAGCAATTTTTATTAAGTCGTTGTTTTGATTAAAAATAACATAGTTTGCCATAATATATTTCCTACTGCGCTATATCCTCAAATGCTAAAAACACACCATTGTAAGAGGCAACGTTTGTTGTTCCTAAAGAAGGAGCTGGTGTAATTTCAGTCGCTCTTCCAAAAAAACCATTAATACCTGGACCAGTTGGAACACCGGCTGCAGTTAATAATTGCGCTCCGGCATCAGTTACAGCAAATGTTTGTAAAGCTGTTAAATTTCCTGCTGGAGACGGTAATGAATTAGTATTACCATCAGATCCTTGACCACCGCCTGGAGCACCTTCTCCACCATTTCCAAATTCTGTAGTAAATAAAGGAGCGGGAGATGGACCGATTACAGTTGCACTTCCTGCACCTGCATCTGTACCAAGACCTGGACCAGTTGGAATTCCGTGGTTTCCTTTTGCACCAATATTTAATGCAGTTGTAGCACCACCTGCCATAGTAGAAACATAAAATGCTCTTACTGGAGCGGCTCCTCCAGTTCCACCAACTCTTGGTTGTGGGTTATGAGCTCCTCCACCACCTGGGCCACCTGCACCACCGCAAGTAAAAAATAAAACATTTCCACTATTTGGTGAGCTTGTGTAGTTAGTAGGACCTGCAGTATCTATTATAGTAGTAGGTAGTAAATCTCCACCTGCTGAAGCTCCTGCACTAGCAGAAAAAACTCTGCCTTCACCATCAACAGAAATTGTTGCTGATGAAATACTTCCTTTTTGTACTGGTTTAATTATTTTCGGCATTTAAACTATCCTCCTATTAATCTACCATTTCTACATAAGAAACATGATATGATAAATCGTTAGCAGCGCCAGCTGTTACATATATAAGATCTGTTTCGTCTAAGTAGATAGGTGTTTCAATTAAATTTAATGTTGAATCTGCAGGCACAGAAATTGTACTTGCGATTTTATAAAAAGATGAGCCATTGTCATTACTAATTTCTACTGTTGCATCAACAGCACTAGATCCATCAATGTTTGCTAATAATATTGTATCAATTCTTACTGCAGTTTCTGCAGGTACGTCAATCATTGTAGTTCTGCTTGTATCAGATAAACTACCCATAGCATTTTTAGGTGTGATTGTTGCTATATTTACTAAATTTGGTGTTGCCATTTTTTATTCTCCTTTAATATTATTACCCGAAAATCATGGAAAAGACAATACCTTTTCCATCGGTAGTTACAGTTTGTGTTGAACTTGTTCCAGTAGCATTTGTTACTTTTGTTCTACCAGAGCCATCTGGAGCTATTACTACATTTCCATTTGAAACAGAAACAATGCTATTTCCATTGACATCTAAGTCACCACCTAATTGAGGTGAAGTATCATCAACAACATCTCCTCCAAACTGAACCATAACAATGTTAGGGTTAGTACCATCGTCTGCTTTAGCATAAGCAATTACAGTTTTTCCATTTGGAATAACTGCTGTGCCACCACTACCACTAACATATTTAAAAGTTACTGTTTGTGATCCTGAAGTTCCATTTTTTAAAATGTAAAAGTTTTGTACATCAAGAGGAATAGTTACTACTCTACCTGAAGAAAGAGAACCAGTAAATTCTATAACTCTGTGAGCAAGAGTTGCTCCAGTTGATCCATCTGATACAGAAAGAGCAGTTGGTGTTCCTGAATCTGCAACAGCTTGCGCAGTAAATCCACCTGAAATTTGTTCAAAAATATTTAAATTTGTATTTGTTTTTGTTCCCCATGTACCAGCGTTTTCGCCGGTTGCCATTAATTCAACGCCAAGAGGTGTATATGTTGATGCCATAATTTTGTACTCCTAAGTAGTACCTTTTTTTAATTTGTTTTAAACACATTGTCAATAACATATTAAATTATTCTCCCAATACAACACGAGTATAATTACCACTTTGTGTAGTTGTAACTGAGCTATAATTACCACTTTGATCACATGTTATTCGTTCATAACCAATAGGTGCTACACCTATTGGTGAAATACTAGCAGTTGCAGAAACTCCTGTTAATCCCATGACGTCTGCTGGTGTTAAAGAACCTGATGTTGCAGTTGCAGAAACTCCTGTTAATCCCATAACTTGATCAGCAGGATCAAGAGTTCCTGTTGAAGAAGTCATAGAAAGACCTGTTAGATCTATAATAGGATTTGTAGAAATTTCTAAAGAACCTGGTGTTGCAGTTGCAGAAACTCCTGTTAATCCCATGACGTCTGCTGGTGTGATTGCACCTACAGATCCTGTAGCGGATAAACCACTTAATCCCATAACATCTGCTGGTGTTAAAGAACCTGGTGTTGCAGTTGCACTTTGTCCTGTTGGTATAATAGTTGCATCACCAATCATTGTGATTGATCCAACACTTGTTGTTGCACCTAAACCTGTTAATCCCATAACATCAGCAGGAGAAATTGTTCCTGTTGAAGATGTCATAGATTGACCAGTTAAATCTACATTTACAAAAGTTGTGTTATCACCCCATCCTTGGTTACCCCAAGTTACACGACCCCAACCAGTATTAATTTCTGCTGTTATAGTTAAAGAACCTGTAGCTGTTGTTGCAGATAAACCACTTAAAGTTACATCTAAACTACTTTCACCCCAGTTTTCAAAACCCCAAGTATCTGATCCCCAACCTGATTCAGGAAATGCTTCTACTTCTCCGATAGATGTTGATGCTGATAAACCAGTTAAGGTAATAGTTTCATCAGCAAGATTTCCCCATTCACCACTGTCCCAAGATTTTGCACCCCAACCTGTTTTTAAAGTTACGGCATCGCCCCAATTAGCCTGATCCCAGGTTAACCGGCCCCATCCTGAAGTCACCGACATGGTCGACCTCCCTATGCTATACGGATTATTGCGTTATCTGCGTCTGCTGCTGGAAATTGAATTGTAAAAGTTCCACTTGTTACAGTTTTGTCTGAACCAAATGCGATCGCACAAACTGCTCTATCAGAATTTGTATCATTGTATATTAAACAACCATTAGCTGTGAAAGAAGCTGATGTAAAACTTATATCTGCAAAATCACAACATGCAGTATCAGTTGATAAAGCAGGAGTAACACTTGTAAGTGCTTTTCCACCCGCTGTGTAAGCAGATCCTGATGTGTTAGAAATTTCGTTTGATGTACTGTAAGCTGTTGTTGATTTATTTAAAGTTGCTGAACTTGTGTATAAAGCTAATTTAAAAGTGTTTCCAGACGATGCTGTGAAATTATGTAAAGCCTGTAAAACTTCTGCTTTAAAACTGTTACAAATTGCCGATGTTATTGCCATAATATTTTACTCCTAATTACTGAGGCGGTGACTCGATTGGTATTCTTATTGTTCCATCCGTGTAATCGTCTCGTCTTCTTCTTCCAACTTGCATTGCTGCAAACTTTTGTAGTTCAGTTTTATACTTCTGTTCGTATAATGTCAACATATCAGTTGGACCTTTTAAGAATCCATAGGCCTCTACTAAACAAGCATATAATAGACCTTGAGGAAAATTCAAACTAATATAATTAGTTTGATTACTAGACTCTAGAGTATCTGGCATTTTATTAAAGTATATTCTATATATGTAATTAGCGTCTGGAGTAGGGGCTACATAAATACCTCCTGATGTAGTATCAGATAATCCTGTTGCTCC